TGCTGCCGCAGTTAAAGAAGAACCTTTAATCATTACACCAAGTGATGTTCTGATATTTCCAGTTACATCAAGTTTAAATGATGGAGAAGAATTGCCAATACCTACGTTGCCAGCAAAGTAGTTAGCGGCTGTTCCGCTGGAGTAGATGTTCCAATTGTTTGTGCCTTTGGTTTGGTCTTGAATGTATAAACCGTAGGCATTTGTTAGGGTGTATCCCGTCCCTTGAGGCTGCGCTACGTTGACACCAATCCACTCGGTATAAACACCTGCCGTGGTCAGGGTCGATAACGCTCGAATTTGCTGTATTGAAGCTGTTGCTCCCGTACCAAACGTAGTAGCCGCATCAATACCACGTTGCGTAGTGCCTGTGAGCGTAGGCGAGCCAACTAACAGCGCAGTACCCGCACTCACAGCACTACCCACACCCATATACCCATTAACCGTCACAGTGTCGGTAGCGGCATCGCCAAGCACTGCATTACCTGTGGCGCTGAAGCCGCCTGTAACTTCTAGCTTGTATGTGCCTGATGGTGTGTTACCAATCCCCACATTGCCGCTGGAGTCGATACGCATACGCTCAGTAACTGAGCTTGCACCGTCAGCAGTGGTGCTGAACACCAAACGTCCGGGCATATCGTTTGTACCGGGAGTGCCGTCAACCTGAGCAGAAATAGATGCAGCACCAATCAGCGCAGTTCCATCAGCGCCAGCAAAGAACATCCGACCAAGCGTGTCTCCAGAAGCAACTACTGTGACATCGCCAAGCGCAGTCCCACGGGAACGATTGAAAGAAAGAACAGGAGAGTTCGCTGCTGTTGCATTGTTGACTGTCAAGAATTGAGAACCGCCATTTACTGTCGTGCTTTCAACTTGTAGTGCAGACGTAATGCCAGCAAAAGTTCTTGTACTTGTTGTCCCCAACAGTAAGTTGCCGCTGGAGTCGAGGCGCATACGCTCGCTGGCGTTGGTGGTAAATGTTATTTTTCTGTCATCGAAAAGCGTAATTGCAGACCGCAAGTCAGTAAAACTTGCAGTCATTGCCAAGACTAAATCACCGTTATCGTTTGTTATCGTACCCAAACGAGTTGAAGCTACCCCGCTGTCTTGAAGAACGATTGTAGGAGCCGTAGTTGCTGCTGTGTTCCCAGACAAATGAAGCAAGCCGCTTGGCGTAGTAGTACCAATACCCATGTTGCCGGAGGCATCAATCAAGACCTGCGGCGTATTTGCCTCATAGTTTGCAAGCCCAGTATAAAAACCAAGCGTCATTGTTCCTGACGAATCAATCGACCTTGCCTGAATGCCTGAATAGTGCGGAGGCGTACCACTTGTAGGGTCATCGTTTCCAAAAGCAACACCACCAACTAATTCGCCTGTGACAATGCCAGACGAGTTTTTAAGGATCAACTCTGAGCCAGTAGTAGAGGATGCCGTAATGAAAGACCCGGCAGAAAGCGGAGATGTTGTCGAGGTGGTGTCTCCAACAAGCACATTCCCGGAAAAGTAGTTCTGCGCCGTACCACTGGCGTAAATGTTGAACTTGTTCGTGCCGCTGGAGACTAAGCTGGTAACGCCGTAGTTGTTTGTACCTTGGGTTTGGTCAGAAATGTAAACGCCATGTTGATTGGTGATTGTTGATCCTGCACCTTTTGTTACATCGGATGCGCTATACCCAGCCATATTAGTGGCAGTAAACGCTGTGGCGGCAGTAGCTGGCGCAGTTAAAAACCCCCATACAGAAGCTGTTGCGGCTGATGATGCGGTGAAAGTTGAATAAGCGCCAACTTGAGTAGCTCCAGTTAGCGCAGTGCTCACAATGCGTACACCTACGTTTGCAGTTCCAGCACCACCCACGCCCATATACCCATTTACCGTGACGGTGTCAGTGGAGGCATCGCCAAGAGTTACGTTTCCAGAGAAATTAGCAGCGGCTGCTGTAATTGTTCCTGTAACACCCAATGCTCCACCAATAGAAGCAGCACCAGCTAAATAGAAGTCTTTGAATTTTAAAGAGCTTGTGCCTAAGTCAACAGTGTTAGTGGTCTTAACACCAAGTATAGAAGCAGAAATTGTTACATCTTGTGTAGGGCCAAGCGCAAGGATTGGAGCACCCTCACCAGCAGTGCCATCATGATTGTGGCCCGTAGAAGAATTAAAGGCAGATTGAATGCCATCAAACTCCCCATCTAAATCAGCAGCATTAATAACATTACCATCAGCAATGTTGTTAATAGTGTCTACTCTTGTATATCCTGCCATGTTATTTCCTTAATAAATGCCTAACAGTTTTACCACATTATCGCCTGTCATGGTTAGAATATTCTAACGTAGCAGCGTCTAATGAGAAAGGTGGGTCTGTACCGTCTGAAACAAATTGCAATGACACAGAGAAACCACTTCCAATTACTTGTGTTTGAAACAACTTCTTAAGCTTTGAACCATATTTTGTAGTGCCATATTTAGCCGTGCTAGTTCCATAGAAACCAACACTTCCACTATTCACATTAGATAATGTGATTGTTTCTGGTTGTATACTTTCAAAATCATCAAAGTCAAGTTTTAAATTAACTGACATATTAACAGATCCTTGTGGGTCTGTGTATAAAAACATCTTATAGAAAGTCTTTCTAACTCTTGGGTCAGTAACAGGAACATATGGAGTGGCAAAGCTGGCTAAAATATTCGCACCATCAAAGCTATTACCACTTTCCATCTGATAGACATATCCATCAGAATGAGCAAATATAATAAGCTCTGTTTGATTTATATAATTACTATCAGCTACATACGCTTTAATACCCACTGTCTCAGCCCAAGCAATAGTGCTAGTATTATCGCCAACCATTTGAGTACCTAAAATACCCTTAGCATTTGCTGCTGTAACAGAAGCATTATATCCTAAAAGCCTATACTGAGATTTCTGTTTAATAACAACACTAGCAAAACTACTACTAGAAGATATAAGCTGAGTGGCTTCTGCTTGTATAGGTTTGGACACAACACCTAAGTTAAAATCGCCTGTTCTATCTGTTGCGCTTAATAGTCTTAAACCTTCTGGGCCTAAGAACATAATGTCTCCACCTATCTCTTGTATGGTGTCAGTAGCTACACAGCCTACATTTCTTGTAATTGGTTGAAGATTAAAATCTGATACTGTGTTTCCTACAAGCTGACTAATGCTTTTATCAGTAAAAATAATTAAAGCTTCTCTAAAAACAATGATGCCTGTTATCATCGCCCCAACACTAATAACACCAGCACCATTAGCTGCTGTAAAATCAGTGTCTGTATATGGGGCAGAAAAAATAAGCTTGTCTTCATTAGCAAAGAATAACTGATTTTTATGAAACACTACAAAATCAGCGCCTAACAAATCAGTATTAGTATCCAACGAAGTAAAAGTTGTGTCGTCCCAAATAAAGGGATAGTTTGTTCCGTTTACACCTATAATTTTATCAACACTGTTAATTCTATATTTAGCTGTTCTAAGTTTAATACCACCAGTGTAGTTTACAGATAACCAAGTAACGGCTGCGTTGTCAGCAGGACTACTAGCTAGAGCAGGGTTGATAGATAATGTAGCGCCTCCGCTTGTAACAGTGACAGTTGCTGTGACAGTGTATATTTTTTCTACACCGGCGAGAGTAAAAGTATCTCCTACTTGAGGAACATCTGTCAATCCGTCTACAGCGAGGCTGCTTCCTGTTTGACCAGCGCCATTAACTAACACAGTGCCGTATGCGGGAATATTAATCTTTGTCCAACCACTACCTGTAGATTTATAAACATCATTATTTCTATAAGCAATGACAGTGCTTTCCCACGCTGCCACACCTTTAACAACACCTGTATGAGAAGTAAAAGTTACAGCAGCTTTATCAGCAGGGCTACTAGCCATAGACGTTGTTAATGTCAACGTCACTCTTTTGTTTGTGCTGTCATAAGAAACACCAGCACTAGCTATTGTATATGTTCCTGTGACACCGGCAATGGTGAGTGTGTCTCCAGCAACAGGAGTAGTAAATATATTTCCTAAGACAAGAGTTGTTCCTGTCTGACCACTACCATGTACTTTAGGTAGTCCATAAGCTGGAACAAAAGCACTGTCGTATTTATCAAAGCCTTCTATTCTTCTATAACCACCATCAGTTGATGGCTCAAAGTTTTTCAATAGACGAGCACTGCCCGGAGCATTAATACCTTGCTGTAAAGGAGACAAGCTAGAGAGCAAGCCACCCTTAAATTCAAAAGCATAAGTCTGCCATAAGTCTGCCATTAATTCACCCTATCGCCAAAAGCTGTAGCTTTAGATGGAACAAGCATTCCTGATCTCATATATGTATATCTATTAACCAGCATGGTACGCATGCGTTTGACACCTTCTTCAAACTTACCTTTAGCCATACTAGCTGCTTGTTCATTGCTTCTAAACAAATAAGCATAGTGCATTGCACCATCAATAATTACATGTCTAAATCTTTCAGGAATAGAAGGAACATCTGAAAATAAAGATAGGTCTACAGGTATTCTGTAGTATTCATAATATAAAGTGTATGCGTCTTTAGGTGCAGGAACCATACCAAACTCTAAGCTTGGGGCATGGAAGACAAAAGAAGGAACATCTCTCTTGCTTGTGTCTGCTGTATATTCTTGATCAATGTATTTAGACAAGTAGTCTTCATATGCAAGAATAGTTAGCTTTTGTGTTTTATTATTAAATGTTGTGCTTTCTTCAATACGGAAAGTATCAAAGTCTATGGTGTTAGCATCAGTAGGAAAAGCATAACGGATAGTACCAGCCGTTAATGTTTCTTCTGCTAGCACATGATTGAAGGGCCACTCATGGTGGATATGATTGATGTCTCTAATGGCAGCATTCACTGCATCTTTATTGTGTGCATAGAAGCCAACAGCAGTTGGGAAATTACTAGAAGTAAGCTCAACTTCATTGAGTCTTCTATTCACTTCATTAACTAGATCAAGAAAATTATATGCCATTATTGTTCCTTAATTCTCAATCTAATAACACGCTCAGCTACATTTCCACTACTATCAGACATATTACAATAAACTTTATATTCAGTGTTGTTAGTGCCTAATCCTAGATTAATTGTAGCCACTCCGTTGCTAATGGTCTGTGCAACATTCTGCAAACCATTAACAGTGTTACCTGCTGTTAGTGCTGTCTTTGTTCCAGTAGAGTCATCTACATACCAAACAACAGTTGAAATGGTAGCACCATTGAGCCATCTAGACCAGTCAACACTGTAGTCTAAAGTTTCATCTGGATCTTTATTGGGCCATCTAAATGACATATTATTCCTTAAGCCACTAATACACTTCTATCAGATGAAGAAGGTTTTCTATATGTATATATCTTTCTTGGAAGCTCATCTACACTTGCGGTTCGTGTAGCTGTTGTAGATCTTCCTTCTATATATACAACCCTATTATCTTTCATCACCATCACTGTACGTTCTTTAGCAGTGGATTTAGCTTCCACATACACTGTTCTATTTTTATCGTATAAGGCTGCAACAGCATTATAATTGAAAACAACAGTGGTAATTGTAACACTACCAACACTGCCTGTTGCAGAAACACCATCAAATGTTGGCTGTGCATTCTCAAATATAGAAACACTACCAACACTTCCTGTAGCAACAACCCCAGTTGTTACATAAACACTTTGTGCTGTTGTTTCTACAATCCCTAAAGTTGCTGTTGCTCCAAAACCAAAAACACTGGCATTAGCTTTAGCTACAACAACAACACTACCTACACTACCCGTTGCTTCAATACCATCAACAGGTATTCTATTTATACTTCTTACATCTACAGTGCCTATTGCTGTTGTGGCTGATACACCAACTACACTAGTTACAGCTACACCAACAACACCGACAGAACCAACAATAGCAGGGGCTACTAAACTAACAACTACGTGATTAGCATCACCACTTATTACAACACCACTATCACTAGTGGCTACTGCCTGAACACCGTCTGGCGTATAAGCAACATTGCTTTTACCATACCTAGCTACACCATAGACACCTATGCCGTATATAGCACCAGAGCGTACAGTTGTAGCCATATAGCTACTCCTTAAGCAATTCTAATAATTGCGTTACTTGCGTCTGCTGCGGGGAATTGAACAACAAAGTCACCGTTGGTAGAAGTCTTATCTCCACCAAAAGAGATGACAGCTACAGCATTGGTAGTAGCTGATCCACCGTCAGTGGTGGTGTTATAAATAAGAGCGCCAGCAGCAGTGATGGTGGCACTAGGCCATGTTGCATCAGCAAAGTCTACAAAAGCTGTAGTGCCGCTAGAGGTTGGATCAATGTTTGTAAGGGTTGTTCCACCAGCAGTGTAGCCTGTACCTACCACTTCGTTAGAAGTTGTATAAGCCGTGGTTGCAGCGTCAAGAGATGCCGAAGAAGTGTACAAAGCAATTTTAAAAGTATGCCCAGAAGTAGCATTAAAATCATGCTTTCTTTCTAGAAGTTCTTTTTTAAAACTTGTGCAAAGAGCAGATGTAATAGCCATTATAAATTCTTTCGTTATAAACAAAAAAAGGGGCAACCTCTTTTGGAAGCTGCCCCTCGGTTTAGTTAGCTATTAAGCCAACTGTTCACGATCTACAGAAGCAGGGCCAACCTTGTCTGCTGCATCAACGATGACAGCAAAGACACGGATAGAACCAACGCTCAGTGTGGTGGTTTCGGTAACCAACAACAAGTCCAAAGTGTCGGCAGATTGTGACACGATGGGGTAGCCAGCAGTGGCAGGAGTTGCGTAAGTACCAACAGCCGTAGAGCCAGTTACAGCAAAAGCTGAAACATAAGCAGCAGCGGTGACACCAGTAACGCCTAAGCTAACTGTACAGCTACCAGTGACAGCAGAGGTAACTTCAAAGCCAGCAGCCAACACAATGGAGCCTGCGGGAATTTGCAGAGCTTCAATTACGTCAGCAGCAGCGAGGGCAGAACCCTTTGCTGTTACAGCAGCAGCCAAGCTGATGGTGTTTTCCACCACATAAGGCATAGGACGGACGCTACGAGCAGGTTGTGTAGCTGCGCCAACAGAGTTAGAGAGAGTGGTAATAGTTGCCATTTATGTTCTCCTTAAGCGGCGTTGTATTTAGCAGTGACAATACCTTCGGGGCGCAAAATCTTACGACCATAAAGGTGCATACCACGCACGATGTCAGCAAAGCTATCTGGATCACGATAGGTTTCTGTTTTGGTGATTTGCTGTGCGGTTGCAACAGCAGAATCATGACCAGCAACGATCACACCGAAGTTGGTGTTTTGGTTAGCAGTACCAGTAGTACCAGCGCCAGTTCCAATTTTGGGAAGGTTGTTAGACACATAGATTTTGAAGCCATGCAGGTTGTTGACGACCAGACCATTTTGCAAGCCTGAGCCACCAAAATCGCTGTTCAACAAACGGCTGTCTTCGTCTTTCAACATTTCGATGAAGACGGGATCGACAACCAACCAACGACCACTGGAGTCAACAAACTGCTGATCCAACAAACGACCCATACGAGCAATCACCATCAAAGGAGAAGCTGTAGCGGTGGGCAGAGCAGTAGCACCGGGCAAACGAGCAGCCACGGGAATTGAGTGATCGCCAGCAGAAGCTGTGGTGATGTTACCAAAGTCACTTTTCTTCAATTGCATGCTTGACAACAGTTCGTTGGAACCTGCTTCAGTCAAAGCTTTAGTACCGGGATAGGTGGTACGAGCAGTACCGGCTTGGGTGTGCTTGGCAGACTGTTGATAGCCAGACAAGTAGCCCAATACGTCTTGGTCATACTGGTCACGCAAGCGATAAGCTGCACGATCAGATGCCATCTGCATAAAGTTTACGTGGGAGTGAGCGGCTTCGATGTCGTCAATCTTAAAGGCATAGTAGTTAGCCTGATCAACAACCAAAGTGAAGTCTTCGTCATTCAGGTCTTGTGCAGTGATTTGTGTACCACGGGCATAAGACTGAACAGAAACTTCAGGCTCTTTGATGATTTTAACAGAGTCGCCCATGTTGGCGATTTCGCCAAAATAGTCGCTATTAGTAATAGCTTCGACTGTAGATGATTTGCGGAAAGCAAGCTGAACTTGCTTGGAATAAATTACTGGGCTAAAATTACCATTGGGTAAGTTGTTATAGCCAGTTGCCTTTGGAAATGCCATGATGTATCCTCCTAAGATATTGATAGGGCATATAATTAAATACGCTCACACAACTACAGAGGCTGATATTATTAGGTGTGTAGTGGAGACAACCGCCGCCATCTCTTCTACAGGCTAATAAACTTACAGGTGATTCTGACAGTTTACTTGCTTTGCGTTACATGTTAGTTGTTTGCTTAAGGTGGTTATAGCGAATAACGGCTTAAGTAAACTGGCTACCGAAGTAGCCGTGTTTAAAGTTATAGCATTACTTTTTTATTTGTCAACTATTATCTAGCGTTTCCGCTGATATCGTATACAAATTTACCAGACTTAATGGCTTTAGCAATTGCTTCTTGGTTAGCTTCATACTGATGTGAGTTCATTTGATTGACCACAGACTCATAAACAATACCGTCTGTATCCACATCAGCAGGAGATGATCTACTTCCTCTAGTTCCTACGCTTACTTCAGCGCCCTTATTAGATTCTTTAGTCTTACTCTTTGTAATACCTTTGTCTACTTTATATAGATCAATAGCTCTAGCAGCCGCCTTTGCGTCTGTGTCGTTTTCATACAAAGCCTGTTGTACCCATTTTGGTTGTTCTTCTACCCAATCATGGAATTCGTCTGTATCCCGAATCTTATCAAAATCGGGATGTAAACGCATAAGCTCGCCTTCAGCTTTGTCTCTAGCTGTCTCAAGTTCTCTTTCATCCAAAGAACGTAAGCGCTGTTCAATTGCTTCAGATTGTTCCTTAGCTTTCTTCATAGCAATGGATTCAACAATCTTAGCTACGTCTGGGTATTGTTCAGCCCAAGCAGCTAGTTCTTCTTCGGTCTTAGGAAGCTTAATCTGATTGGTTGTACTCTTTTGAAGCTGAGACTTCAGTTCATCAATCTGTGTTTGAAGCTGTGTTTGTTGCTGCTGAGAGTGTCTACGCAGATCCCCATAACGCTTCTTAAATGTTTTTTCCTCTGAAGATAAGCTGGAATCATCTTCCTCTTGTTTCTTCTCACCTTTGTTTGCTTCTTGCAGTTCTTTAAGTTCTGCCTCTTCTTGCTCAATCTTTTCGTTATTGGCGTTACGTTTGCCAAAAGGAGAATAAGCCTTTACTTCTTGTTTCTGTTCTAAAACAACGTCAGTCATAATTACCTCTATAAGTTGGGGCTAGCTGTTGCCGCCATATGCGGGGAGATAGGTAGCCAATAATGGTGGGTTTTATAAGTATCGACCAGCCCACCTCTGGTTACGATATTTTGATTATATCACATTTTCTTCTTAGCCATCAAACCACCTTTAGCCATCTTAGGGGTTGTGTCTGTGGTAGAAAAATAAGGAGCAAGGCTTGACATAAGCTGTTGATCATCCATAGCTCCAGCAGGGGCTGGCGCTTGAAACTGTGATTGATCTTCTTTTGAATACTCTGTAGCCATTCCACCCATAGCCATTTCAGTTTCAGAAGCTTCTTCTTCCTCTTTAGGAATCTCTGCCATAATACTATCAATGGTTTTAGAAAACTCATCACCATGTAAAGCTTCTGGATTTTCAACTTGGTCAGCATTACCCATCTGACCAATCTCATCCATCTTACGCAAACCTTCCTTAGCTAAGTCACGAATTTGCATAAGTCTTTCTAGACCAACATAGCGCACAACATCAGCAGGGAAAACAAACTCACCCTCGCTTAGCTTAGCACTGATGTCATCTCTCACTTCATTCTGCATAGCACCGGGAGGTACTTCATTACCGCTAACTGGGTCTACTGTCCCACCTTGATCAGGCATGCCGCCTTCAGCCAATAAGCGTTGTGTTTCGTTGTTATACATTTACTTCATCCTTTAAATATTTTAAGCGGCGTAATGCAGCAATAGCTCCTTGTGCTTGATAGATGTCTTGTATATCCTTTGATTGCTCCAGCTTCTTATGACAGGAATCAATCTCAAAGTCAAGCAATTCTAAGAAAGCTTCCCATTGATTGTTTGTATTTACAAACGTCTTAAGTTTAGATAGGTGGGGCTTGGACATTTCCACTAAATCCTTGTTCTTGTGGTGCTGGAGGGGTTCCTACACCAATATTACCACCACCGCCACCTGTCATATCAGCAACTCCGGGAGGCCCTGCAACGCCCTGTGGAGGCTGTCCTGCTGCCTCTGGTGGAGGAGTGGGAGAGTTTTGCTGCATCAATGTTGCTTGACGCATGGCTTCATCCATGTTATTAGTCACCTTGTCTGGATCTAAGTCCATGCTCTTTGCAATTTCTCTAATGATGTAAGGGAACTTAGCAAAGGGCATCAATGAAGGTTGGCTAGCTATCTGCAAGAATTGCATCAAGCGTTGGCTTCTAACTTCATTAGCCATCAAACTCTCTGTACCTTTTGCGCTAACTTCTAAATCACCTTTGATTTCTGGATCAAAGTCAAACTGCATATTGAAGTTGAAGAAAGCTTGACCAATAGGCCCAAGCAAATAATCATCTAAGTTTTTAATAACAGTTTTAATACTACCGCTTGCAGCATTCATCAACATACTGATGCCACTGGCTGTACGTCCTACACCAGAAACACCTGTCTGTCCGTAGGAGAAAGCAGGAAGACCTGTAGACTCATCAGCTAGTTGTCTAGCTTTATCGAACAGTTGTAAGTTTTCTTGTGAGACATTGGGAAACTTTGTACCAAACAAAGCTTGACCCGGAGCACCACCCTGTCTTCTAAACACTTTGCCGGGATAGACAGACAGGTCTTGACCGGGAACAAGGTTGGTTTCATCAACCTCAAATACAAGGTTGCCAGAAAGAACCGCATTATCCACTGCCATACGCATGAAACCATTCATTAGGGTTTGGGTGTCGTCCATGTTTTCAGCGACACCTACACCTGCTAGAGAGTAGGGGTTTAGTTCATATGGCACAGCATAATAGGGTATCTTTGCTGGCTTAAACGGATTGAGAACAAGTCTCAAAATCTTTCCGTTACAGAACCAAATGTTTGCTTGCAATTCGCCAGCATCCATCATATCTTCTGGAACAGTAATATCATTCTCTTCAAGTAGGTCAATGTCTACATTGCCCCAGTATTCCAACACTTCAAAGCGTTCAACACCAAAGTTTGGTGTGTAGTCTCTGAGATCGTCTTCCCAATATTTTTTAACATATCCTTCGCCTTCAGCTATGATTTGATCAATCACGTTCTCTCTGAAGTGAGGACGCTTCTTCAACGCTCTAAGCTGACTACGGTTCATCTTATGACGTTCAATAACATACTGACACTCATCAGTGTTAGTTGCGTCTGGATCCCAATAGAAGTTCCAAAGGGAAACATGAGAAGCTTCTGGTACAGTTTTAATCAATGGCTTATACGCACCGGCTTCATCCCAGTTTGCATATTCTTTGTTAACAGCAAAAGGGCCTTTCATAACACCAGTGCCAAACAAAGCCATCTCAAAAGCTGTTGATCTCAAATGCTTAGAAGCACCTGTCTCATCAAGCTGATCATGTATTTTCTTTTCCATCTTCTTAGCTGCAACAGTGGCAGGACTAAACGTCATAGAAGAAGGAGTCACTCCAGCCCCTGCTTTTAAATTAGGCAGGTCTTTGAGATCGTCTTTCATAGATCCCAACATTTGTTCAAGAGTATCTAAGTCAAAACCTTTTGGAATGTTTGCGCTGTTCTCACCAAAAGGAATTTCAGTTGGCATAGCAGGAGCAGCGCCAGCAACCATCTCTTTAGGATCTGAATGTACATCAGCCAATACACCGTCTGGTAATACTGTAGGATCTACACTGAGAGGGAATTTATTATTTGAGAACAACACTTCTGCAATTTGGCTATAGGCAGCTAGCGTTTTTGTCTTAGTAACTTTAATAAAGACACGGGACTTTTCGGTTTCTGTGAATTGAACATCAGGGCCATAAATGCCTCTATAGTTTCTATAAGCACGTAGCCAACGACTCTCATCTGCCCGTCTGCTTTCCTCTGACCTTGTATATCGTTCTTGTATATACGTAATTAAACTGTCGCCAGAGAAGCCTTCTTCATCTATATTCTTTACGTCTTCTAAAGCTAGAGTTTTATCCCCAAGCATTGGTTTATTCTGTGCCATGTTGTTCCTTAATATCCAAATAATGGGTCGGAAATTCTAATTCCAGATGTTTTAGAAGATGCTGGATTATAATCAAATACACTGCTACGAGGTCTGCTCATAACGCCATATCTAATAGCATCAAATAAATGGTCTTCACCCTTTGTGTCTACGTCCTCTGGCTTCTTCTTATCCAGTTGGATGATAGGAAGCTGAGCAATAGTGTTTGTACAGTTGCTTGTTATAACCATTCTTGGTTGTTCTGTAAATGGGTCAAGTTGTAGTCTTCTGTGCAGTTCATTCTTACCTGACACCCTACTACCAGCACTTCTATCCGCTGGCCTCCACCTACAGCCCTCCATAATCATCTGCTCAGCTAGTGAAGGCCCTGTGTCTCCACGCTTATGCCAGCAACTACTGTCCAAAACACCATATCTAATACCACCATCGTGCTCTTCAGCCCTCAATATCATGTGGGCAAGGTCTTTAGCTAGCACTTTGCTAACATAAAGCTCTCTGTATATCACCAATTGCTCACTTGGGGTGACAGCAAACCACACAACAGCACTAAAACTACCATATCCGTAGTCACAAGCCCTGAACTTTGTCCAGTTTTTAGGGATGTCAAAGCTATTTACTACATGAATAGCCCTGTTAAACTCAGGAAACGCTGCTCCTTCTGCTACATCCCAGTTACCTTCAAGCAATTGCTTGCGTTGGTGCTCTGGCAAGGACAACAACATGGTTTCATAGTCACCACCGTCAGCCAAATAAGGGTTATCCGACAACATTGCAGGGATAAAGCGCCTCTTAAACAGCGGTTGACCCTCTCTGCTGTGTCCTACTGGGTATGACAGGGTCTTTCCTGTCTCAACATCTGTTGCCCAAAAAGCTTTTCCAGCAGGAGCAGGGTCAATAAACATCTTCTTAACCCAAGAATGACCCGGCCCACCCGGATTCGTTGTTGCTCTCATGAAAATCTGTAGGTCTGAGGCAGGAGTACGTAAGCGAGAACGCATATAGTTCCAAGCAAACGGCGTATGCCACTGCGTCAACTCATCAAAACCAATCCAGCTAAAGGCCAAACCTTGATATCTCAATACGTCTTCATCTCTGTCAAGGTAAGACATCCAAAGCCTAGCTCCACTAGGAGCTTGCCATTGCATCTTTCTCTCACTCCACTTAATATTGGGATATATTTTGGGATATATCTCTTGGCTCTTCCAGATAAGTTCCCTAAGTTCCTCAGTGGTGTGACGTAACAATAGTCCTGAAAATTGTGGATGCCCAAAATATCTAAGAGGATCTGCTAACATGGCATAACTTTTACCACCACCAGCAGCACCTCCGTATAACACTTCCCTTTCTGCTGAAGCCAAGAAAACAGACTGTGGCCCTGCATTAGGTTTAAAAATTACATTCTGATATTCTTCTTCACTTTTCAGTTTTGTAGAAACTATCTCTAATTTCTCTGTAGTGTTCTGTTGCGAAGTAGCTGTCTTCTGTGCAGCCAACTCTTCTTTCGTACTTCTCCGCTTTCTCAAGGGCTTCTTTGTACCTATTGGCGAGGAGACGATATGTTGTAGATCTTCTTTTTTGGGACTGTTCATTCTTTATTCTAACTTCCAAAGAGGATGGGCCAATATGTCTACCAGTTGTTGTTGAAAGCCAAGCTGCCACTTTGGTTAAACTATATTGCCTTAAATACTTCTTAGCCTTTTCTAATGCTTCTAATTCAGAAGGTATTGGTGTAAGCCACCCATCTTCTTCTTCACTGAGCTTATAACCAAAAGGCACTGTACGCCCAAGCTTTGGAATGTCTATATACTTTTTTTTCTTTATATCAGGCTGTGGCAATATCCACTTGCCTATACTTCTGTCAGTCATCTACCTGCTTTTCCTTGGCAGGTAAGATCATAACACCGCCGCTAGACTCCACCTGCACTTTGTCTGTTTTGACAAAGCCAGCTCTGTCCAACAAGTCTTTGGCAGCACTAAGCTTATCTTTGATGCCTAGTTCTGTTGGTGAGTTAATACCACCCACCATAGCCATAGCTGCTCTAGGAGCATTCATGGCAATGTATAGCTGTGTAGCTTCAATGATTTCTTCTTTGAGATGGTTTGTTAGAAGTCTTGTGCTATAGCCTCTGGAGAAGCCAGCTAAGTTTTTAGCTGTGGTGATGTCTCCACCAGCTTCAGTGAATAACACTTCAAGAAACTTCTTGTGTTGTTCTGTTAGTTCTTTAGCCATTTTATTTCCTTAAATATTCTTATGTAACTACAGAGTAAGATTCTTCCACTCTAATAGATACAGTGATGGAATCAGCAGCACTAGCTAGTCCTCTGAATTTATCTCCAGCCTGCAGTTGAAATCCATTAGTTAGTTGAAGAATGCTGTTGCCAGTCATTTCTGTAACTTCAGCTAATGTATACCATGTGCTAGTAACAGTGTCATACCAGTCTAAAGAGAAGGTGGTTTTAGAAGCAGATGCATTGCTAACAATGATGCTACTAACATTGCTGATATATCTAGTAGGAACAGTGTAAAGGTCTGCGTTGCTTGTAGTAAGCACAGCACCTATTGTTCTATTTTTTGTAGCTGCACCGTTCATGTTAAGTCATAGAAAGAAAGAGAACCAATACCGCCACCAGTTCCAGAAAGTGTTCTAGCAGCTAAAGTATAAACATCACTGACGCTGCTCAAAGAACAACCTATTTGTAAATCCCAATTATATCCAGAACCAGTTGATAAAGGCAGTCTTCCTGACTTACCTGTAGTGAATTCACTATACACCAAAGTTCCTCCAGTCATAGACGTAGAAGCAATGTCCTGTTCTACATTAGCTGTAGAAGCTATAGAAGTATATGTAGGCGTTGTTAATGTAGAATTTTTAAACAAAGCCAACTCATAATTATCAGAAGTGGTGGGTAAAAAATTTAAATTAAATGGAAGAACAATTGCTCCCAAATAAGAAGAAGAAAGTCTAATAGATACCAATGGCTTGAATGTAGTAGTTAAAAACGTACCAGTTGTGGCTGAAGTCATTCTTGCTATATGTTCTGCCGATATTGCTTCATAACCACCTTCTGATATTACAGTGGAACATATCTGTTTCATTGTAGAAGCAGACGCAGTTGTTCCCGTGTTTGTTATTTCATATCTCAATGGTAATATGGCTGTAGTCATATAAACAGCCGTTTGTACATTTTCATTATCAAACTTATGACAGACAATGAATTGCCCATCTTGAAAGAAACCACACCTAACTTGACCTACGCCCAACCATTCAAAATCCATCCACAATATTTGTGTCTTGGTGATATCAAGAGTGATGCCGCTTGGCCCTGTACCATCAAGTTTATCCACATTCCAATTGGCCTGTGTTACTTTTCTAGTGTCGCTAGGCGTTCCGGGAGTAGGAAGAGAATTAGATCTTAGAACAAAAGAAAGGGTTGTCCCATCCTGTTCTAAGAACACTCCGTCTGAAGTGTTGAAATAACCTACACGTTGTCTTAGATTGGTCTTACCAGCATTCATGACAAAGGTTGCCATGATTAACAAACCCTTACCGGGCTGGTATGGGAACACTCTGTATGTTTGTCTAATAACAGAGGAACCACTTGTGGAGGTTACAGCCATGCTATTAGTGCTTTCATTAGGCAGATGTGTTAATGTTCCACCTGTGGCTGTAGAAGTATCAAACTGTGTATCAGCAGCATATCTGTTTTGGCTATCAAACAATGTAAACGGATTAGACACCCTAAGCCTACCAAAAGCATCTACATTGGTTCCACCAAAGGAAACAGTATTGCCAGTGGAGGCTAGTTTAACAAGGGCAGGATAGCTAGTTATTGACACAGATTATTTCTTCTTTATCTTTGAAGCTTCAGACAAAGCAATGGCAATGGCTTGCTTTGGGTTTTTAACAACCTTACCGCCTTTACCACTGTGCAAGCCTTTGTCTTTAAACTCACGCATAACTTTGCCAACTTTGGCAGTTTGTTTGGGTGTTAGTTTTGTTGCCATATCAACACTTCTTGTTAGCCATACCACCCTTATTAAACTTTGAACCTAGTTTACTAGGGCCTTTAGGGGCATTAGGAGGAGCCATATCATTACCTGCAATTAATTGTTTAATAGGAGCAGTGGCTGCTTTAACAGGTGCTTTCTTTTGTATAGGAGCAGGGGCTGGTTTTTTAACAGGTGCTGCACCTTTAGCAAAGCCACCCATTGCCATTTTCTTAGTTGTCTTTTTCATGTTAGTTTCCTTTATTTCTTTTTAGACATGCCACCAGAAGCCATCTTAGCTTTAGGTTTAGCGACACCAATCATGATGGCAACAGCAGGAACCTTAGCACCCTTAGAACTCTTAGCCATACACGTACCAGAGGATTTACATTTAGCTGGCGTAGGGCAGCTTTCACAAGGTTTAAATGCTTTCTTAGTAGCCATTATTTATTTCCCCTTCTTCTTAGCAACACCGCCTTTAGCCATCATCTTGGTGGCTTTGTTTGTAGCTGTACGGCTACCCTTAACAGGCATACCACCCTTAGCCATCTTAGGGCCTAACGATGTTGGCTTTTCTTTCTTATAAGCTTTCTGCTCAAGCTCAACAGCTTTGTCTAAATACATATTTCTAGCGTCTTGAGGCAAGGTTTTATCCTTAGCTTTCTCTCTATACTTTGCTACCAGTTCAGCATCTGTTGCCATGATTATTTTCCAAACTTTTGTTTCTGACCTTTAGGGGGTTGTTTAACACTACCACCACCTCCAGCCCAAAGCTCCTTATTAGCCCAATAAGCAGCACTCATCTTACCCTTCTTAATATTCTCAGCATGTCTAGCTTTAAAACTAGCTCTTGCTTCAGGAGAATAATTGTGTCCCATGTTAGCATCACCGAAGTGAATCAGTTTTACCACAGATCCTTCTTTTGCCAAAACCATCATCTTCTTTTCTGGCTTGTCTGATTTCTTAGGCTTATTATACCCTTCAAAGGTTTTGCCTCTGTATTCTATTGTCATCTATATTTCGCTACCTTTCTTGCTATAGCCTTTGGTTGAGCAACAAATTGTTTACCAGCTTTATTGCCAGCAGCCTTGGCTTTATTGGTGGCTGCTTTCTCTTGTGGAGACAATCCCTTCCAAGCAGCTTCTGGGAGATAACGCTTCTTCCCCTCAGAAGGCTTACCATCACTGGTAGTCCATTTCTGTTTAGTCCACTCCTTCAAAGACTCTTGAGGCTTCTTCATGATTTGTAACCACCACCCTTTGCTTTATATTGCTTAGCAACAAGCTGAGCTTTTCTAGCACTCCATTCACCGGGGTCACCTCCTGCTGAACCAGCCTTTACTTTAGCCACCAAAGCTTTTCTCATTGTAGGCTTTGTATAG